TCCGCGTAGCCGGTGCAGGACTTGCAGCGCAGGAGCGCCGCCCCGTTGCCCGAGAGCAGCGGCTCCCACGCGGACTGCGGGATGACGGCGATGCTGCTGCGTTCGTATCCCATGCTCACGTTCGCGTTCCTTTCTGAGGTCGTACTTGCGGGCGGGCGGATCGCAACGTGCCGGCGTCGCGTTCACGAGGGGGGGCTCTACGCCCGCCCGCAAACTGGGTGGGCTACTTGGCGCCGGACTGCAGCGTCTTGACGACTGCCTTGGTCACGGCGCCCACCGACGCGCCGTTCACGGTCACGTTCGCGGGCGGCGTCGTGGTCACGTCGTACAGGCCGGCGGCACCGAGGCCGATCTTCAGGCCGCCAATCGCGGCAACGTAGAGGCCGGTGGAGCCGAACACAAAGTCGGCAACGGCCAGGGCCACGCCGATGACGACGGCCACGAGCGCGGACCACTTGCCGCTCAGGCCGATGCCTTTGAGCAGGTTGACGAGCGCGATGACCATCAGGACGGACAAGCCGAGCGAGATTGCGGTGTTCACAGTGCCTCCAAAGGGAAGTGGGAACGGGAACGATCAGGAGCGGGCGGCATCACCGCCTCTGGTCCTCAGGTGCTTCGCAAACTCCGGGTAGTCGCTCACGAGCATCGCCCGTGCGGCGTGCGTCCAGAGGTGGTTAATGAGGTACGGACCCTCGCCCCAGCGCGGCGCCAGGTTGCGCGCGAACTCGAACAGCGCATAGACGCTGAAGTGGAGGTGGTTGGCGACGCAGTAGTGGCCGCGCCCGACCATCTCGGCATAGCAACGCGGGTTGTCGGCCACGAACTTGCGCCAGCCGAGGTCGGGCGCGGTGCAACCCTTGGCCGGCGCGAGGTCGTCGATCGTGAGCTGCCCCGGCGTCATGACGCCGCCTCGAAGTCCGCACGCGTCGGCTGGTCGAACAGGCGCATCCTCACGAGCAGGCGCGGCGCCGGGCCGTACTCCTTGCGCACATGCCCGTCGAACACCTGCGAGTCGTCGAGGTACGCGATCTTGGACAGCGCGTCGGTCAGCTTGCCGATGTTGTCCCAGTCCGGCTTCACGGTGACGCGGATGAGCCCGATCGCTGCGGCGGCCTTGCGCCATTTCGGCCAGGACGGCGGGACGGTGAACGTCGCCAGCACGTCGAGCTCGACCGGACCATCGTGCGGAGTGTGGCGCGGATAGGCGCGGTCGAACGCTGCACGGATCTCGGCCTCGGCATTGACCGTGGCAGCGGGCGTGTAGGAGTGCGTGCGCCCGTCCTCGCCAGTCACGGTGCGAGCGCGCGCCTTGCCGATCGGATTCATGGCGACGGAGAACACGAGCTCGCGCATGGCCTAGTACCACCCATGCGCGTAGCTGTGCGCGAGGGCGCGGACGGGGGTGCCGTAGCGGTGGCGGATGTAGACGATCGCCCGATGCGTGTTCCAGGTCGCGTCCCACCACGGGTGACCGAGGCACATCGTGTAGTGAAGCTGAAAGGTGCCCCAGCAGCCGTGCATGCTCGACCGGCTCCACGGATGCCAGCGCGACTCACGATAGGCGAGCTTCACGAGCGCCTCGCGGTTCGTGTAGCCGTAGTGCCATGTACGGGCCTCGGCGCGGATCAGCGAGCGCACCTGCGCCTGGGACGTGTGGTAGCGCGCCTGGTGGTACGTCATGCCGTGCGCCGTCATCGGATGCACGAGCATCTCGCAGAAGCCGAGCGCGATCGTGAGCGCGGCGACGGCGACGAGCCATGCGAACGGTCCTATCCAGCGGCGGGTCATCGGTACGTCCCTTCGTCGGTGAGCCGGACGAATCCGGCGTCGGACATGAGCGCGAGGAAGATCGCGTTGGCGAGCGCGCTCACTGCTCCGAACAGGCGGCGGGTCACTTGGAGTGCCTCGGCCGATACGGCGGCCGCGCGTTGGCGACCTCGGCGAGGACTAGCGCGGCGATGGCACCGAGAACGGAGCCGGCGAGGACACCGAGCACGAAGCCGGTGAGGTAGGCGAGGGTGGTGGTCACGACAGCACCTTCCGGACGGTCCCGGTGAGGCCCAGCGCGCGGATGCTCCCGACGATGGAGTCGCGCTGCGCCTCGGTGCAGGAGACGGTGAACGTGAAGGTGTGGACGGCGGGAGCGAACATGGCCGCGTCCTCCTCCAGCTCGTCGAGGCTGTCGGGGCACGACTCGCCCTCGGCGATGGTGGCGACGATCTCGGCGGGCGTCTCCGGCTCGGCAGGCGCGATGTACGCGGCGATTTCGGCCTTCTCGGCCTCGAGGCGGCGCGTGCGCTCGTCGGCCTCGTCGAGCGCCTTGGAGCGTGCGATGGCGGCGGAGAGGTCGAGCGTCTCGAAGTAGGTGGTCTTCGCGTCGGTCAGGTGTGTGAGCCCCAGCGAGTCCAGCGTCGCGTCGTCGCGCGCGATCCGGTCGACGATGCTCTCTATGTCCTCGAACGCCTTCACGAGGCCGTACGTCTTGTTGCGCCACTCGGCGCGTTCGATGCGCTCGAACGGCACGACCTCCACGAGGATGGGCGCGTAGTCAACGAAGTGCTTCTCGAGCTCGGCGCGCTTGCCGGCCTTCTCCCGCTCCTCGAACGCCTTGACCTGCGCGTCGATCGCAGCGGACGCGGCCTCGATGGGAGCCTGCAGCTCCTTGATCTGGCGGTCGAGCGTCTCCACCGGCGCCATGAACTCGCGCTTCACGTCGCGGAAGCGTTGCGTCAGCGAGGTCTTGAGGCTGTTGAGGTACGCGCGGTCCTTCTTCGCCTGGGGGACGTAGCCCTCGGTGATGACGAGGCCGGTATAGTCGGCGACCAAGCGGTTGATGTACGCCTGCACCGCGGCGAAGTTCGCCTCGATGGCGAGGCCCGGCTGCACCTTCGTGAACACGAGGTCGGTAGCCTCGCGTTCGATGACCTCGGCGGTAACGACGGTCGACTTGCTCACAGCTCCCCCTTCCTAGAACGGGATGTCTTCGGCGCTCGGGTCGAACGCGAACTCGGGTTCGGGCTCGGGTTCCGGTTCGGGGTCTGGCTTCTTGTCCGCCTGCTTCTGCTTGAGCGCCTCGATCAGCGCGGATGCATCGGCCTTCGCCAGGTCGCCGACGTGGTCGATGCCCTTGCTGCGCTTCAGCGAGGCGTGGAGGTACTCGTCGGACCAGCCCAGGGAGTGGGCGATCGCGTAGATGGCCTTCTGCTGGCCCTCTGTGAGCTTGCCGGGGGCGGTCGCGGGGCTTGCTGTGGGCGCTGCGGCGGCGTGAGGGGCCGGCGCGCCGTCATCCTCGGGGATGAGCGTTGCCTTGGCCCGATCGGACTTGCTCCACAGCGCAGTCCCCACGCCGAAGCGCATCGCACCGTTGCGGAGCATGTCGCCGATGGCTTCCTTCATGCCGTCGGGCGTGCCCGCCTTCGTCTTGTTCAGGTAGTTCAGGCCGGGGTCGCCGTAGGCGGGCTTGCGCGAACCGAGGATCGTCAGCCACGCCCACAGCCCGCCGCTGGCGTCGAGCGCAGGGAGACCGTTGGCGTCGAAGCCCATCGGCTCCCATGCCCACGTCGGGTCCACTTCGTTGAGCCGCATGGTGATGTCAGCGTGCCCGACGTAGGAGAGGTGGATGCAGGGGAACTCGTGGTAGCCGCCGCACTCGGGGCAGGACTTCTTGGTGCGCTTGTCCTTGTCGCCGGTGGCACGCGGGAGGAGCGAGATCGACTCGCTATCGAACGGCGCCTGGAGGGCTTCCCAGCCAACGAGAGCAGGCTTCGTGGATGCGCTCACGGCTGCACGGCCCCCGCGACGCTGTCCGCCCACTCGACGGCAGCCTTGGCGACAGCGTCCGCGAGATCGGCGCCCTCAACGGTCGGGTCGACGTACACGTTCAGCTCCGCGAGCTTGAGCGCGAACCGAGGCTGGCCGCAGTCGCCGAACGAGATGATGCGCGGATCGGCGTCGGCGGACTGCAGGTACAGGTGCGCGCCCATGGACGAGCGCGGTGCGCGGCTGTCGCTCATGAGAGGTCGGATTCGATGGAGACGAGCGCGCGGGGAATGCAGACGGTCTCTCCAGTGCAATAGCCGTCCGCGTTCGGGTCGCTAACGACTCGCACGATCGGGAAACGGCTGCGGATCTCGGCCGCGGTAGCGGTCGCCGCGATGGGCTTCCGGTCGCTGAACTCGATCCTGACGCTGACCTCTTCGGTGCCGATGGTGACGCCCCCACACTCACAATCTGTCATGCGTAACTCCCCTTCTTGGCCAACGGAACGAGATCCGGCTATCTGCTCGGGGTCTGACTGGAGCCTTTCTCGAGCCAGGACTCGAACGCCTTGATCGGGATCCGGATCGAGCCCTTGCCGATCCGGATCGACGGGATCAGGCGCCCGGCGACCATGTCGTAGACCGCGGGGGTCCCGACGCCGAGGCGGTCGGCAACCTCCTTGACCGTGTAGGCATCCTTCTCGGGTGCTGCCGCGGGCGCCTGCTCAAGTGCCATTGTTGGTATCGCCTCCGATTCATTGGTATTCCCAACCCAAGATACCGCACGCCTACCGCCTGTCAATCAGTATCGAAGAAAAGATGATAGAATCTGCGAAAGGTTGGGAAACACTACCGATAAGGGAAGCGAGGGCGCGCCACCGTGGCTTTGTCTAGCGGAAATGAAGGGGGGTTCGGTATGATGAGCGCGACGATGGAACCTGTGAGAGGGGCATTCGTGGGGGATACGCCGGACGTGCAGGGTCAGAAGGTTGCCCCGTTGGTGAACAAGGCCCGCTTCGGTCGGAGAGTGGCCGCAGCACGGAGCGATGCGGGGTACAGTTCCAGGCCGAAGTGCATCGCGGCTTTGCGGTCCCAGCTCGACTTCGAGATGGCGGGGTGGGCGCTAGGCTCGATCGAGCGCGGGGAGCGGCTTCCGGAAGCCGACGAGCTGGCGGCGCTCGCGCTGCTGCTCGACCCTCCGGGCGGGATCCACTACTTCTATCTGCCTTCGATGCCAGCCGAACTCGCCAAGCGGTTCGTCGGCATGAACTGTGGTGACTAGCCGACGCGTCTCCGGCTCCGTATTCGATGCCGGAGACGGCAAGAAGGTTCGCGTACAGGTGAGCGCCGGCCACGACCCGGTGACACACAAGCGGCGGCGACCCTCCCGGACGATCAGTGGCGGCGTCCGTGAGATAGAGAAGGCGCTGGACGCGCTCCAGATCGCGGCTGGTAAGGTCCCCGAGGCGCACGGACTGAGGCTGTCGGCCTACTTCGAGGACATGTGGTTCCCGTGGCTCGAGACGCGCGTCCCCCAGGGGAAGATCCGGCGCGAGACGATCGACGGCTACCGCTCCAAGTACGACCTGCACATCGAGCCGTTCCTCGGCACGCTCATGCTCGACAAGCTGACGCCGTATACGCTCGAGCGGTGGCTTGGCGACCTCGCGGCCGGGGGCCGGAGCAAGGCCATGCTCGACCACTGCTACAGGGTCCTGCACAACGCGCTGGGCCGTGCGGTGAAGTGGCGGATGCTGGTCGGGAACCCGCTGGACGGAGTCGAGGCGCCCGACGTGCCCGCCTACCAACCTCACGTCCGAGGAGCCGGTGAGGCCAACGCCATCATCGACGCGTTCACCGGCCACCAGCTCGAGCCGATCGTGCTGCTCGCGCTCGGCGGCGCGCTCCGGGTCAGCGAACTCGCCGCGGTCGACTGGTCGGACTTCGACTGGACGACCGGCTCGGTGCGGATCTGGCGCGGGTACCACTCCAAGAACGGCAAGGCGTGGTTCGAGGAGAACAAGACGGAGCGGTCGAAGCGCACCGTCGCGCTGCCCGGCTGGGCGATCGGCCGGCTCAAGGAGCTGCGCTCGTTCGGGCCCCTGGTCGCGGACAACGGCGTGCGCCTGGTTCCGAGCCGGATCACCTCGCGGTACAAGGCGCGGTTCGCGGCAGTGGACAAAGGGGTCCCGAAGGCCGCTCAGATGCCCTGGACGCCGCTGAAGGACCTCCGGCATACGAGCGCCACCATCGCGCTGTCGCTGGGGGTAGACGTCGTCGTGGTATCGCGTCGACTCGGCCACTCGCAGGTGGGGACGACCGACCGCTACTACCTCCGTCCGGGCGCCACCGCGGATGCCGACGCCGCGACCAAGATGGACGGCATGCGGGGGTCGAAGAAGGCTCCGAAACGAGGCGCGAAAAGGGCGTGAAAGTCCGTGCCATCTCGTGCCTATCGTGCCATTCGTGCCATCTCGTGCCTAGAATCCGATATAGCGGAACAGAGGCGAAGCCAATCGAAGATTGATTCAGCCGCCGAATCGTAGCCGTAAGCCATCTACCTGCGACGATGAAAACGGCTTCAGAGGCCTCAAAAGCCTCTATGGGAAACCATGTGTGGGTTCGAATCCCACCCCGGGCACCACGACCCACAACACAGAAGAGGCCGGAGGCGACAGACGCCTCCGGCCTCTCTCTGCGTTCGCAGTCCGA